TTTGCTATACGACTGTGGTTTTCAAAGGCATCGCCGTAATCCTTGGCGCGTTGTCCGTTGATAAGTTCTTTTGACTTATCTAAAATTTCATTACGTTTCATTAGTGTTTCACCGTGTTTGAGCTTCCTGTGTGGACAAATGTTTTTAATTCTTCGTCCCATGTAAAGTTTTCGCAAGGAATGTCCTCATCCTTAACGGCGGGATCGCCCCACATCTTTCTAGTCCGCACTTCGTTAAGATCTGTCACGCCCATCTCTTTGTATTCCTTGCGCTGGACCTCTTCATGTGCCTTCCATTCATCAAATGTCATTTTCTTCATTTTCTTTCTCCTTTGGATAATAAACTAATACATAGCTCTCGCATTCAGGACACGAAAGATTTGTNACCATAGAATGTTCTTCGTCATCATCTATGTCGTGATCTCCTCCCCAAATAAGTTCTGTTTTACAGTGCCAACAGTTCATAAGTCATAACTCCTTGTAAAATCTTCTGGTTCAACAATAAAAAGGTTTTCTTTCGCACGGGTAACGCCCACATAAAAGACGCGGTGCGTATCGTCTGGGGTAATGGTCATCTGTTCTTCTGCGGCGGGAGAAAGATCCGTGAACAGCACAACGTTGTCTGCCTCTCCGCCCTTTGCTCCGTGTATCGTTGACACGGTTATGCGAGGTTCTCCATTGAAGCGCTCGCCGCGTCTTAGCATGGCAATGATGTAGGCTCGGTCACTCTCTGGTAGCCTATCCATAGCAACGTGCCAAACCATATCTTCTGTAGCTAGAAGCCCGTGGTCCGCGATCAGTGTTTTCAAGTCTACGAAGTCTATATCTTCAACTCCGGCGATTGATTTAAAGCCTCTCTTTATGCGTTCTTTAGTTGACATGTAGCTGTACACCTTCCGCGCCACGGCTCCGGTGATTTCTTTTCCTTTACGCAGTTGCTCCCAACCGTTAACTGCGTCGGATATTTTCTCAGAGATCGAGCGGTGTCCGCGATTGTTAAACAGGTATCCAGACGAGCGCAGTTCAGAGGACACGGGGTTTAGCTGGTATCCGGCTTGAGCCATAATGAGCCACGATCCCTCGGACATGTCTATCTCTTCTACACTAAATATGCGCCGGATAGATCCGTAGGCGTCGGTCTTTGGTTTGTATTCTTTTAGGAAGCGCTTACCGATACGGGACACGACCCGTTCTGCCAGTTCGTGTATGAGAAACGGAACACGGTAGGATTGGTAGAGAGTTTCTGACCCGCCTTCTAGGTTTATGAATTGGTCTACGTCTGCACCCGCCCAGCGGTAGATGGCTTGGTCATCATCACCAGCACAGTACATGCGGTTAGACTTCTCATCTATAAGGTGAGCAATGTCCCACTGGATTGGCGATAGGTCTTGCGCTTCATCTACAAAGCACAGATCAAAGTTAGGGCAGCTTCTGTGACCTTCTTTAGGAAAACTTTCCAGCATATCTGTGAAGTCGAACATCTCCATATTCTCTTTGTAGCTACGCAGGCATTCGTCTACATATGTCACGGTGTTCCACTCGGCTTCGATCTGGGTACTGTTGTACTGATCTCTGAGCGGGATCTTTCTCATTCTGGCGAGATTGATTAAGCCCAAGATAGGATCTGTTGCTTTGAGCATGTCGGGTAGATCATCATCGTAGTTGGCCCTACTTGTGTGAAGTTGAACCCCCATCTTTTGCGAAAGCTCACGGTAGTTCTCATCTTGCATAACTTGCTCGGACCGNATGTCAGAACAGGTTAGGGCCAGACTNTGCAGTGTACGAAAATAGAACAGGTCTTTTTTCGGATCTAAGTTAAACCGTTTGGCGGCACGTTCTTTTGCTTCGTTTGCGGCTTTACGAGTAAAGGCTAGGAANGCAATGTTCTTGGGATTGACACCCTTCTGGAGAGCGTCATCAACCATATTAAGAAGNCGNGTNGTCTTACCAGTTCCGGGCGGGCCGAATATTCTGAACACTTTCCTTGTCCTTTCTATAGATCTGCCAGACGCGCTGTTTGCTTATCTTGTACAGTTTAGCTACGGCGGTTTTTGTCATGAGTTCTTCGTCGATCAATCTAACGATCTCTGAGTTTCTTTCGCTTGGNGGNGGTCTGGTCAAAACGGGCTCTCCTGTTTTGGAGTAAAGTCTGGGGTTGTAATATCTATGTCACCAACTTCAAACGCTGGGATCTGCCAGACGCGCACGGCGCGGCCTTTGATCTTCAGCACGGTACTGTCTCCGTTTATGTCGCGCAGACGCTGGGCAATGCGGTGTGACTTATACTCAAAGAATTTATTCTTTTTTAGAAAGTTTTCGAAGTCTTTTAGACGGAAGTANGTTACCATTGCGTCTTCGTCGGTCCAAGGGCGGCGGAGTAAGATCTCTTCTTTGTCTTGCGCCTGCTGTAGGAAGCGACAGAACTCCTCTAGGTAATCGTAGAACTGCCCGCTGACACTGGCATCCACGGCCACTTCCATGATTGCGCTTTCGTTCTCACGCATCTCGGTAAGCAGGGAGCTTATCCGGCCTTCCCACTGNGCCTTTGCAGCACTACGCGGCATGAAGTTGAGTTGCTCCATGCAGGCTTTCTGAAACAGCGGCTGGCTCATCAGCCCGTCAGTGTCCAACTCCAGAGGCTCGCCGTTAACATCCATAAACCAGACGGGCGGCGTTGAGTTGTATTTTCTAAGGTTTGCTACTGTAGCATTCTGCACGGCGGACCCGATACCAAACTTACGGGTTTGGCACAGTTCTTTGTTGCAGTGCGCGTTGATTGGCGCATCGCTACAGCGGAAGGCATAGTCTTTGCGTTCGAGTTGCTTTGCAACCACTGTGACTTCAGACAGAGGCAACGGCGGCTCAAAATACTGCATGTTGTAGGTCAGGATCTCGGTCTCCCAGCTATCTGGGAAAGCTTTGCGTAAGTACACGCCGATATTAAACAGTCCGTTGTTGCGGCCACCCTCGGATATTTTCTCTTTGATTAGATGTTGCAAGCACGGCGGGCCGTCGCGCATGGGCGTAGTTTCTGACGCCTCGGTTATCTGAAGCTTCTGGATCTGCTCTGGAGTTTGAACATGTGTCTCGTACATCTCAAAGAACTCTTTGAGTGTGGCAGAGGTTCCGTCATCTAGTATGCCGTAGCGCAGTCCCTCTTCAGAGTTGTAGTACGGAAGGTTTAGAAAGTTTCCTACATCTCCACGATCTAGGTGCAGTTTAATCTGCTTTGGAAATATCTCACTGTCGCCGTAGCCCAGCGCCGCCGCTATATTCTTTAGCGTCTTCTGCATGTCCTTTGCCTCAACCCAATCCTTACAGAAGAGGAAGCAGTGCGCCCCGCCAGACTTAGAGCGACAGACAACGAGCGGAAGTTTTAGCTTCCTGATCTTTTCTAAGAGTAGTTTGTGATCCAGCGGGTACTGGTCAATATCTACACAGCCCCACTTGCACATGTTATCGGCGTTAATCGGGATGATACCAATGGAATTACCTTTGCCTGACAGATGGCCCTTCCACAGTTCCGCAGTCCGCGGTTCACGAACGATGCCTGCTTTTCCTGTATTTTTCCCGTTAGACTGTGTTTTCTCTATTTTATATGTGCCGTAAGCTTCTTTTAAACCATCAAAGATGGACGAGAACTTTTTTAATGTCATGATTATGTCCTTGTGGTGGGGACTGCCGAAGCAGCCCCCTAGTAAAACTTAAAACGGGATGTCGTCAGCGCCTTCGCCTTTATCGTCGTTTTGATGCTTTACAACCACATCACCTGTTAGCACACTTTCGGAGAAAGCTTTTGCTCTTGCGTACACAGACGCGTCTTGCACTGGGTTTTCTCGTGCCATTTCCCAGCCGTGCCAGCTACCCTTTGAGTTCTCCTCGGACTCCGCTTTGATGCGGTAAACGTGAGAGAAACGCGGTGGGGTAAACGGGCCGTTCTTGCCCTGCATTGTGACTGATTGGATCATGCTGTTCCACTTACGGCTTTTCTTTAGCTGGGTGGACTTCATGGCAATCAACGCAGTTTCTGTTGAACCGTCTTCGTTCACAATCATAACATAGTGTTGGTGAGTTTCTTCAATGTAGTCACCCTCACCACCGACAACGTAGTTCTTGTTGTCTTCTTTACTACGCTCAGTCTTTGGCATGGCGTCGGTAGGCTTATACACATTCATCGGTGCGCCTGTGCCAGAGCCCCGTGGAACCCACTGAATAAACACGCGCTGATAGGCGCAAGGAATTACACTAATGCCCTCCTTACCGCTTACCACAGCGCCTGTGACGGTATTATAAATGTCCCCCTTCCGCGCTGTTTCGTGTGTGTCCAAGATAGAGTCCAGACCGCTCAACAGTTTGAGGAACGGTAGCGCTAGATCTTCTGATCCGACGTTCTCGTTGCCTGCCCCTGCGTCAGCTTCGAACATCGATGCGTCAAACTTTTCCACATCCGATGCTTTATTCTTTGTTACTGCATTCGCCATTATTTTGCTCCTTTGATGATAGCGCGTTGACCTACATAGGCCCCAAAAAGTTCCATTGGAAATTCGTCTCCAGCTTCCACACGTTCCCGTACAAAAGCTTTTAGTGTGCCCGAATGGATGCTTTCGTTTTGATCCGCCGGAAACCCTTCTTTGGAAGCAAACGCTTTAAAGGCGCTGGCTTGATCGTCTTCCCCACGACCAAATTCGCAAGAAACAACATTCTTAATAATGTCGTCGTAGCCGTTATCCCGCAACCAAGCGTAGGCAGTGAGCCTGTTGGCAACTAAGATACTGGCTCCATATGTAGGCTTTACGTCTACAGTAGAACCGTCGTCTAAAGAAAACGACGACAGACCAAGTTCCTGCATAGCAGAAGGCAGTTCTTCGTCTGTTAGCTTCAACAGGTCTTTCTTGCGAGCCTTGAGATCATTCTCAATTGTCTCTACTTCCTGTTGCGCTGATCGTATTTTTCGGGCTAGGGTGGAGATTCCACCAAGATTGCCCTTTTCGATGGAAGATGCGACATTCTTTTCAAAGTCGGACTCCATCATAGATAGTATATCATTCATGTTTTTTCACTTTCGCTGTTAAAGACCCTTTTACGGCCTTGACAAACACGCTTATATTCTCATATGATCGTATAGTCAAGCGTCAAAAGGAGAAAACTTTGTACGAATATAAAACAAAACCGTTCGATCATCAGCGCAAGGCGCTAGAAGATTCGTGGGACGCGAGCTTTCATGCGTATTTTATGGAGATGGGCACTGGCAAGAGTAAAGTAGCCATCGACAACATCGGACTTCTCTTTGAAAAGAAGCAGATTACCGCGGCTCTTATCGTTGCGCCTAAAGGTGTGTACGACAACTGGGCGAAGGGCGAGATACCTTTGCATATGCCAGACCGTATCGAACGGAAAATAGTACGATGGACCCCTTCTTTAAGCAAGAAGTTTTCTGAAGAACTTGAAGACCTTATTATGGAAGACTACGACGGACTAAAGATATTCGTAATGAATGTAGAAGCCTTCTCTTCTCCTAAAGGTGCGAGGACGGCGGGCCGTTTTCTAGTGCAGAACCCTGACAACATGATGATCGTGGATGAAAGCACGACGATCAAGAACCGCAAGGCCCAGCGCACAAAGAACCTGATGGTATTAACGAAGTACAGTAAGTACCGCCGCATACTAACAGGCTCTCCTGTGACCAAGAGCCCGATGGATTTATTCAGTCAGTGCAACTTCCTAGACGATAAAGCGCTGGGCTATAATAGTTTCTTTGCTTTTCAGAACCGTTACGCTATAGTGCAGAAACGTGTTATGGGGGCGCGTAGTTTTCAAGAAATAACTGGATACCGTAGACTAGATGAGTTGAACGAGCGCTTGTTTAACTTCTCTACCCGCGTTCTAAAAGAAGAGTGCCTAGATCTTCCAGAGAAGATTTACACCAAACGCAACGTAGAGCTTACTGACGAACAGGCGAAAGTTTACGGGCAGATGAAGAAGTTGGCTTTGGCCCAGCTTGAGAACGGGGATCTTGCGACGACAGAAAGTGTCTTGACGCAGATCATGCGCCTACAACAGATTTGTTGCGGCTTCTTCCAGCCCGACGTTGGAAAGATACAACCGCTAAAGAACAACCGTCTGAATGAACTGACTAACATTACAGACGAGCTATCAGGGAAGGCAATCATTTGGGCTTCGTACACTCACGATATTCAACAGATTTGCCAGACCCTGCGCGACCGTTTCGGGCCCGATTCGGTCGCACTTTATTACGGAGCAACGCCACAAGACGAGCGGCAAGATATTGTTAATCGCTTCCAAGATGAAAAGGATCCCATGCGGTTCTTTGTTGGGCAACCAAAGACGGGGGGATACGGCATTACTCTGACCGCCGCCAATACCGTGATCTACTACAGCAACTCCTATGACCTTGAGATAAGACTACAGTCCGAGGACCGCGCTCACCGGATTGGGCAGAAGAATGCTGTAACTTACATTGATCTGGTGTCGCCCAACACGATAGATGAAAAGGTCTTGGATGCGCTACGCAGTAAGATTGATCTGGCGGGTCAGGTGTTAAAAGAGGACGTTAGCGGTTGGTTGCGCTAAACTGTTGATAAGCGCCAATGCCCCGCGGTCCGCGAGACATGCCCCGCGCTGTTTCGTTCAAGGATCCAATTCCGTTCATAACTACACCTCCGTCTGCAAAAAAGTCCTCGGAAAAGTCTTCTCTGTTTCCGTTTTGTAACTTAAATATCTTTTGGCGAAACCCTTCTTTCATAGCATCAATTTCAGATGCAGAAGCTC